GGGCAGCACTACATTTACCCTAGGAGATGGTAGTACCATAGGTCCAGCACCAATAGCAATTGGTACTAAAGATCAATTGCTGGTGGTTGAGAACAATCTAGGAGATATAGGATATACTACCTGGGGGAATAACCCGCGAGCCTATTATGTTAGACAAAACGGAGTAGATGATCTTACAGATCCAGATAGAGGTATAAATTATTTTAAACCTTGGCGTACTGTGGCATTTGCATTATCACAAGTAGATGATGGCTACAGCGGATTTACTTCAATTTTAGTGTCCACTGGGTTGTACGACGAAGTATTGCCTTTAATTGTTCCAGCCCGCACAGCAATAGTAGGTGAAGAATTAAGATCAGTTACTATTAGAGCCAAAGCGGCAGACTCAGTGCTGGCGGCTGCGAACGACGATATATATCTAACTCTAGTACATGTTGGAACTATATTATCAGCTATTGTACAAAAAAATATTGTTGTGCCTACGCCGGGAAATACCATTACACAAAGTTTTGGAGAACAAAGTTCGCCTGCTGGATTACCGGGAGTCGTGAATGCCTTGTGGGGGAATATACTAACCACGATTAGTTACCTAGTTGATGACAGTGGAGCATTACCGGCAATTACCGGCGATAATACATTAACTACTAATGCACAAAGACTCAGCACTGTTGATTTATTAGAAATTAATAGAGAGTTTGTTAAAGCAGAATTTCAAACTTACCTAGCAGTAATCTACCCCGATACTGTTATAGATACTGAACTTTTAGACAACTACATTGATAATTTTATCAATGCAATGCAATACGATCTACAATATCCAGGTAATTATAAATCAGTACTAGCAGGTCGACGATATGCTAATGCAATTATAGGTAGCGAATTAGAAGACATGTTCTATGTTAGAGATAGTACAGGCATAAGGAACATGACTTTGAGAGGTCTAGAAGGCACGCTGCCAGCACCGGTAGAAGGAGAAACGTATCAGATTCCAACAGGTGGTGCATTTGTCAGCCTTGATCCTGGATGGGGTCCTGCAGATACTAGAGTATGGATTACTTCTAGAAGTTGTTATATTCAGAACGTTACAACATTTGGTACAGGCGCTGTAGGCCAAAAAGTTGACGGATCATTACACAACGGAGGAAACAAGTCAATAGTTTCCAACGATTTTACACAGGTAATATCAGACGGCATTGGTGCATGGATGATTAACGGTGGCCGCGGCGAACTTGTTTCGGTGTTTAGTTATTATGCGCATATCGGAATGTTTGCCAAAAATGGTGGTATTATACGTGCCACCAACGGCAATAGTTCCTACGGAAATTTTGGTGCAGTAGCCGATGGTATTGATTCTTCAGAAACTGTAAGATACGGAATTGTAAACACACAACTTACCGATGCTGTGATAGACAGTGCATTTGCCGGTGAAATCAATGACTACATTCTAGGGTTGGAGTTTAGTCATTGTGGTGAAAATTATACTACTGCTGCATACAGCTTTCAAAGTTCTGGATCAGGTGCCGTAGCGGTTCAAGAGGAATTCCGAGACAACGCTATGTTTGAAATGCAAGTGTTATCTCCTGGTTCGGGATTTGAAGTTCGAGGTAATCAGGCAATAACTGGTAATACAACTTCAATTACACTAGCCACAGCAGAGAGCGCAACGGCTGAAGAAATTATAGGTAAAAGAATAATTATCATTTCGGGTGAAGGTACTGGACAGTATGGCTATGTACAGGCCTATAATCCTAGCATTAAATTATGTACAGTGTACAGAGAAAGTGACGATCAGCCAGGATGGGATCATATTAATCCAGGAACACCGTCAAGAGACACAATGACTACCGGTACACGCTATCGTATTGAACCTCGTCCTATATTTTCTGAACCACCTTATACTGCCGAAGTAATAACACTGGCCACCGCTAATTCTTGGGCCGCAGCAGTCTATGGTGAAACCAGCGAAGTGTTTACATCAGTTACAGGTGGTGCAGGTACTGGAACTGTTGTTGAAGTAACCCCTGCAAACGCAGTATTTACAGTAACCAAAACTGGAAGAACATATTCTGCTACAATCACCAGTGGTGGTGCAGGTTATGCAGTTGGTGATAACATTGTTATTGACGGAGCCGACATAGGCGGTATTAGCAATGAACACGATCTCACAATCACAGTTATAGATATATCAGATGATAGTACAAATTCTGTGATGGCATTTACAATCTCAGACACCACTCCTATTGCTGCTAGCGGTAAGTTTGTTATTGTGCCAAACACAGGGCATTTTGGTAGATATTCATCAAATGGTGAAACTTGGACTAGTTTTGATCTACCCACCGACGGAAATTGGCGCTGCTTGACAGCTGGAGATAATAAGTTTGTGGCCATAGCCAACGGCAGTTCTAATGCTGCTTATAGCTCTAACGGTGTAGATTGGACTGCAAGTAGTGGTCTTAGTTCTAGAAATTGGAACAGTGTTGCTTATGGTAAACCTCCTGGAGTAAGTACGGGGGTATTTGTTGCAGTAGCAGGCAATTTAAATTCAGCCGCCTACTCTACTAACGGGACCACATGGACAGCATCTAGCATGCCAGTATTTGGTGACTCTACGCTAAATGAATGGGTAGATATTACATTCGGCTACGGTTTATTTGTAGCCATAGCCAACTCAGGAAATATTGCCGCTGTAGGCACATGGAACGGAACTACTTTAACATGGCAAGGAACAATCATGGATGTTGTAGCAGATAGTTCTGCTAAAGATTGGATCAGTGTAGCCTACGGTAATCGTAGATTTGTTGCAATTAGTTCTACAGGAGATGCAGCTTATAGCTTTAACGGATTAGAGTGGACAGCAGATATTATGCCATCACAAGACGGATCTACCACACATAATTGGCAACAGATTCGTTACGGACAGGGAGTATTTTTTGCGGTAGGAAATACTGGCGGAAGAACAGTTGGAGCTGATCCTACTGTAGGACCAACCACTTATGCTGCTACCAGCTATGATGGTATTGTGTGGACAGAAAGAACCATGCCATCGAGTCAAAATTGGGGAGTAATAGCATTTGGTAATCCAGATATTACTCTAGGCGACAGTACTATTTCTAACAACAAACCAACCTGGATAGCAGCACCAACTGATGCAACCACTGATTTGGCTAGGATATATACAGGTGCTAGAATCTTAGGTAGATGTAGTGTAGAAGGCATTGGCATATCGCGTATTAAAATTTGGGAACCAGGCAGCGGCTATACTTCAGATCCCACAGTTTCTATTATCGATCCTAACAAGATCGCAGAGCCAATATTTAGACCACGTCTCGGCGACGGGGCGTTAACACAGCCTACCTTTACTTCTACTGGTAGTGCTTATAAAACCAGTACCACAACAGTCACAGTTACAGGAGACGGATTTGCCGATGTCACCCCTACCGGTAGATATATCACTATTGATGATTTAACGGTTATGCCAGGACCTGGAGCACAGTTTTATATAGGCGGCAAACCTACAATTTATGTAGCAGTGCTAACAGGCATCGATGAAACTATACAACCTAATGGATTAATTAGATCAACATTCCAGCTGAGTCCTAGACCAAGTCTCACTGACATTATAGAACACGGGATGGAAGTATTGATAAGAGAACAATACAGTCAGGTGCGTATTACTGGACACGACTTCTTAGATATCGGAACTGGCGGATTTGTAGAAACTAACTATCCTGTATTATATCAAGACTACGACTATACTCCGTTCCCAGATCAAGAAGTAAAAAACTTAAATGGCGGAAGAGTATTTTATACTTCTACAGATCAAAGCGGTAACTTTAGAGCAGGAGAACAGTTTGCTGTAGAGCAGTCTACTGGTATTATAACTATCTCTGCAGATTTCTTTGATCTATCAGGATTAACAGAATTGCGGTTAGCGGGCATTAACGTAGGTTCTACCGCAGTGATTAGAGAGTTTAGTAAAGATCCATTGTTTTTACAGAATTCTAACAATGTTATACCCACACAGAGAGCTGTTAGATCATATCTACAAAGCAGATTAAACATAGGCGGAGAAGATTTATTAACACCTAGTATTATAGCTGGTACAGTAAAAGTAGGACCGGGTGAGATTAGTAATACAGCAGGACTAACAATCTATGTTAACGTTTTAGCAGATTTTAGTGGTGTAGCGTCGGGAATTAGTCATGGTTATCTAGCACAGACTATGTTCTTTCGTAGTTTCGAATAAGCATAAATATACAATACGGAGTCGGTAATGGCAGAATTTAAATTAGGTAGAATTAGATTTGTATGGAAGGCAGCTTGGGTAACAGGCACCACATACTACAAAGATGATGTGATTAGATTTGGCGGAAAAGTATATATCTGCCAAGTTGGTCACACAGCGTCTGCTGATTTCAACACAGATCTAGATATCAATCCAACTAAATGGAATTTGATGAGTGACGGACAACGTTGGAGAGACGATTGGACTGTTGGTACTGTGTATGAAGAAGGCGACCTAGTTAAATACGGTGGCACTATATACGTTTGTATAGACGGTCACACATCTGCAGCTACAGTCGCTTCGGGACTAGAAGCCAACTCCGGCGATTGGAATACATTTGTTGAAGGTACAGACTGGAAAAATACCTGGACTGTTTCAACAAGATACAAACTCAACGACATTGTAAGATACAGTGGCATCAATTATATCTGTATCACAGGCCATACATCCGCATCTACAGCCGCATTGGGATTAGAAAACGGAATAGCAAATTGGCAGGTCTTTACCCAAGGGCAAGAATATCTAGGAACATGGATTGGTCCTAATACACGTTATAAATTAAATGATATTGTAAAATACGGTGCAGGCACTTGGATCTGTACAATACCACATAGTTCAGACACCACTTTTGCAGCAGATAGCGCAAATTGGACACAGTTTGCAGAAGGTCTAGAATACGAAAGTGTCTGGAGCGGTGCAACCGCATATCAGCCAGGTGATGTTGTATCTTATGGTGGTAACAACTATGTTTCTAAAACACAACACACAAACTCTAATCCACTAACTGGTACAAGTGATTGGGATTTATTCTCAGAAGGACTAAGCTATCAACAGTCTTGGGCTGGTGGCACGTCTTATAAAATAGGCGAAGTAGTTCAATACGGCGGAAATAATTACCTAGCCACAACAGACAGCCCAAGCCTAACATTTACAGTTACCGCAGCCACTGCGTCAAATGATAGATTTACCATTGTTAGTACTACGGGCATTGTAGTAGGAATGACTGTAAGATTTACAGGATCTACATTTGGCGGAGTATTTACTAGTGGTAGATACTATGTTAAAACAGTAGCAGCTGGATACATTACAATCAGCACCACTTCCGGTGGAACAACATTCGATGTTGTAACAGATGCCAGCGGCACAATGACAGCTACGATTTCTGCAGAACCACCAAACACAGCATACTGGACTGATATTTCTCGTGGATTCAATTGGAGAGGTGAGTGGTCAGACGACACAGAATACAATGTTGGTGACACTGTTAGACACGGATCAAATGCTTACATCTGCGTACTATCACATCGTGCAGAAGGTGACGACGGATCAACACTCGGCACACAAGGTGGCGGACAAGCCCTTAGTCGTCCAGACTTAGACGCTTCAGGTACATATTGGAATTTAGTAACAGTTGGTAGTGAAACGTCTGTGTTAACAACCACAGGTGATATGGTCTATTACGGCGGCGCAGGCCCAACTAGATTACCAGTTGGTACAGAAGGACAGGTTCTTCGTGTAAGTGCTGCTGGTATTCCAGAATGGGTTACTTGGGGTAATACTCAGCATGTTTATTATGTTTCTCCAACTGGAGAAGACAGAGCGTATCCAGATTGTGGAGCAAGTTTAGACAAGCCTTGGAAAACAATTCGTTATGCTTGTGAGCAGGTAGATAACGGTCCTCGCAATCCTAACTCACAGCATCTGTTAGAATTAAATCGAGCATTTATACAAAAAGAAATTACCGCTTGGATTAGAACACAAATTTCAGCGGCAACTATTGGCCAACTATGGTATAATTTTGACTATGATGAATATAAATGTGAACGCGATGTTGGATTTATTGTTGATAGATTAATTTGGGACCTAGGACATGGCGGCAATTTAAAAATGCGTGCCGCTGCTTTCAGTTTACTTGGTGCATTTGGCGAAGCTGGAGAATTTTCAGCACCTGAAGAAAGCGAAACATATGTAACACTAGCAGCAGAAGCAGACGAAGGTGTTGCAGCTTATGAACAATTAAAACTGTTAGTAGCAGATGTATTAGCTAACGAAGTTCCTAGCACTGTTTATCAAAATGTTGGTCAAGACTCAACAGCAGTAGTTGCACAGTATATCAACACTGACTATGTGGCTGAAACCGGTATTACTGCTACCACAGACGAATTAATTGACATTGTTATTACAGCTCTTGCTGACCAAGATACAGCAGCCCTTCCAGCAAGACGAGTACCTAATAACACAATTAATATTAAAACAGGTCAGTACAGAGAAACACTTCCTATTATTGTACCTGTAGAAACTGCATTAGTGGGCGACGAAAAGCGTTCAGTAAACGCAGGCCCAGCAGGCAGTTTAACCAGTCGTGACGATGCAAAATATAGTATTGGTGCTCTAGGCAGATTAGAAACAGTTGTTGGACAAATTATATTAGGTTCAAATGTAACAGAAAGTGCTGGAAATACTGCTACTCAGAGTGTAGCGTTTCCTTATGCTAGTTCTGTAGAAGAAACTGACATCAAGAGACTGGTTAGAACAATGCAACACCAGATCGATTTTAAGATCGGTACAAATATATTAGAAACTATAACCGACCCTACAACTTACAACACTGTGTTTTTATCAGGATTCGGTGATGCTCGCACTTTAATAAAAGAAAACAAAGAATTTCTAAAAGATGAAATTACAGCGTACATTGCTGTAAATTATCCTTCAGTAAAGTATAGTAAAACTAAATGCCGTAGAGACATTGGATTTATAGTAGATGCAGTATGTTACGATTTAACCTACGGTGGAAAATATCAAACACTGACTGCGGGACTGGCTTACTTTGATGGCAATGCCAGCACTGACTTACAGATTGACAGTACTGAAATAGCTGCTACTGCTGATTCTTACAGTAGATTAAAAACTGTAATGCAACAGATTATTGCTAATACTACAGTGACTAAATCTACAGGTAATGCTGCCACTCAGTGGACTGACAGTACTAATTTAATGAGTGGATCTAGTGCTAATGCCACTGTTGGTGGTCTTATAGATGTTATTATCAACATCATTCAAGGTGATTCAACTGCAAGTTTAACTCCTCAGATTAACGTTACACAGATTGCAACTCTTAACACATTTACATCTAACAGTCACGGACTCGAAGTAGGCGATGCTATTGTTCCAAGAACCACTGCTAACGGACTAACAGCAGGAGTAAAATATTGGGTAGTAGGAACAGTTAACACAAATACCTTCCAACTTGCAGCTACTTACGGTGGATCAGTATTAGCTTCGTTTACTAACGGCGCTGGTCTAGATTTAGACTTTGAAACCATTGACTATCCTACAGCTACAAACGCGATAACAAGCACAACTGCATTGATCACAGCGGCAACAACATTAGACGCTGCCCAAGAAACTATTGTTCAAAATGTTATAGATGACTTGAATGCAGTAGCTTGGCATACTGACTTTGTAGTAGACGCAACTTCTTTGACTTCAACAGATTTTAGAATCTATGTTGGAAAACATACTCTAGCTCATACCTATGTAAGCGGTGGTGTTGTAACTAAATCTGACGGAACAACACTGGCAGTTAGTAATTTTGTCTACAATAACTCCACAGGTTATGCAGTAGTAACTACTACGACTCACAGTTTAGCAGCGGGCGATATTGTTAATATAACAGACATTACTGTATCTTGCCTATCGTCAGGTGGTACTGCCTTTAACGCAGTATTTCCAAATGCCTACAAAACTGACGGAATTACTCCTAAAATTCGATATCTCCAAACCAAGTGTATTAGAGATACTAGATTGATTCTTGAAGCGGTAATGTTTGACTTTATGTTTGACAGCAACAGTCTAACACGCACCGCAGCATATTCATATCTAAGAGCTACAGCGGCAGAAGTGTTTGTCGGCGATCAAAAAACAATTACTAGAGATGCATTCGCTAATGCCAAGACAGAAGCACTGGCCAATGTAGGAGGTAATGCTACTGCACAGGCTCGTATAGAAACTCTAATGACCATGTTAGACGACATTGTCTACGGTGCAACCAACGAAGGTTCAATATGTCAAACAAGTATTAGAGGTGCTGATTGGGCTAGACTACAACTAGAGCGTAATAGATCATATATTACTGCAGAAATTGATGCGTATATTGATAGTACCTATACTACCACTGTGACTGCGGCCACCGCGGCCACATCCTTATTCACTTGTACTAGTACTGCCTGGATGCAGCGTAATGCTGCGGTAAGATTTACCGGTACAACTATTGGTGGAGTTAGCACAAGCACTACCTATTACATACAGAATGTTGTAAGTTCAACTACATTTAAAATTTCTGAGACACGAAACTCAAACACAGCAGTAACTATACCACTCGATGCAGCAGGATCAATGACAGTGAGTCTTTATTACAACAGTGAATTGTGCCTAAGAGACGTTGGTAGATACATAGATGCTTTAAAATTTGATCTACAGTATCCAGGAAACTATAAATCAAGATTGGCCGCAAGATACTATGCTAATGCAGTTACAGGCAGTCTAGAAGAAGACATGTATTATCTGCGTAATGGCACAGGTTTGCGTAATCAAACATTGGCAGGACTTACCGGCGATCTGCTAGCACCAAACGAATACGGTACCAGCAGAGTTAGTGCCGGAGCCTATTGTTCATTGGATCCAGGTTGGGGCCCAGACGACTTCCGCACTTGGATCATTGGCCGTTCACCTTATGTACAAAACGTTGCCACATTTGGTACTGCGGCTATCGGTCAAAAGATCGACGGAGCATTACACAACGGAGGCAACGATTCTATTGTTTCCAATGACTTTACACAGGTAATATCAGACGGTATTGGCGCTTGGATTACTAATAATGGTCGTGCTGAGCTTGTTTCTGTGTTCTCATATTATGCTCACATTGGATACCTAGCAGAAAACGGTGGTCGTATCCGCGGCACCAACGGTAATAATTCATACGGAGATTTTGGTTCTGTAGCAGAAGGCTTTGACGCTAACGAAACTCCAATAGTTTGCGTAGTAGACAATCGTGCATTTAACGCTACAGTGGGATCATCGCTCACAGACGGCATTAACAAAATATTGCAGTTCGAATATGATAATGCAGGCACAGACTATACCGAAGTTACTTGGTCAGTCAGTGGTGGCGGCAGTGGCGCAGAAGTTGAGCAAGATGATTTCCGCGACGGTGCTGTATTCCAAGTTAGATTATTGGATAACACAGACGATAGTACCACAGCTGAAGAAGCAGATGGTAATCTCGGAGGCAGTGGTTATATCACTAACTCCAATACTGCACAGTCAGGATCTACTACACAGTTAGCATTGGCCGCAGTTGATGATGAAATTAGTGGTGCGTATGTAGGCATGAAACTAATCATTACCGCAGGTACGGGAGCAGGACAGGTTGGTATTATAGATTCATATACAGCAGCTACCAAAGTGGCTACGGTTACTAAAGAATCAACAGGCGCAGCAGGTTGGGACCATATAGTTCCAGGTACTGCAATTGTGGCTCCAGATGCTTCTAGCACATATATTGTAGAACCTCGTGTTGCATTTACTAGTCCAACATATGCATCTACTGCAAGAACATTGGCTACTGCACAGACATATACTGATGCAATATATACTCCTACTAGAGCAGTATATCCTACAGTATCAGCTGCGTCAACATCTGGCACAGGCACAGGCGCTACATTTACAGTGGCTCGTAAAGGTGTAAAATATTCAGCAGTGGTATTAAAAGCCGCAGGCACAGGATATGCTAGATTAGACACTATCACTTTGTTAGGTACGGCTGTTGGTGGCGCAACTACTACCAACGATATCACAGTGACCGTGACTTCGGTAAATTCAACTACAGGTGCTATTCTTGCTATAGAATACACAGGTGTAGGCGCAGGTGGCAAGTTTGCAGCAATTTCAAGTGGATCGAGAACCACTAACACTTCTGTAAATGGAACTACATGGACAGAAAATTTATTATCTTTACCAAGCACATCAAACTGGGTGGGGTTAGCTGGAGGTAAACTAACAACAATAGAAACTGCGGGCGGATTTGTAACCGGTAGAAGTTATGTTATTACTTCTTTAGGTAACACTGTGTTCACAAGCATAGGGGCTGATGCAAACTTAGTTGGACAATATTTTGTGGCAACTGGCGCTGGATCAGGTACAGGCACAGCAACACCAATAGCCAGTCATTTATTAGCAGTGAGTTCTAGTACTACAGTAAATGCATATTCGACAGACGGCGGTACATCATGGACCGCAGGAGCCGCACTACCGGGAGGTATAAGTGGCTTGGCTGTTGGAATAGCCTACGGAAATGTATCAGGAGCAGCACGTTGGGTAGTTTTAGGATCAACAGGTGTTACAGCTTATTCGGTCAACGGTGGCACATCGTGGGTGGCAGGCGGCAGTCTTGCAGCAGGCACATGGAGTAGTATCACTTACGGTCAAGGTGTATGGATAGCAGTTAGCACAGGCGGCACAGATACTAGCTATTCAACAAATGGTGTAACATGGGTTGCCGGCGGAGCATTGCCAGATTCAAGTACTTGGATCAGCATTACCTATGGTAAGAATAAATTTGTTGCGGTATCTAGCGATGGTGCTATAGATCCTGCTTATTCTGTAGATAAAGGAGTAACTTGGAGTAAAATCGGTGAAACAGGTTACCCAGGTTCAGGTACTATTACCAATATTAGATACGGCCAAGGTGTATTTGTTGTAACAACATCCAGCAGCAATAACATGGCGAGTTCGGAAGATGGTATCAATTGGACCACAAGAGCAATTACTCGTGCTAGTGGTACAGGAGCACTTATTGCTGTAAATGGTAATCCAAATCAAAACAGCATCTGGGCAATTATTCCAAGTGCTTCTACAACAGCAGCATCTAGTGCAGTATTAGGCGCCACAGCTAAAGCTCGTGCATATGTGGCAGATAATAAAATATTTGCAATAAGAATGGAAGATCCCGGATCAGCATATGGATCAGCACCAACTGTAACCATTACCGATCCAAACAATCTGTTTGAAGCTCCAACATCGGTGAGAATAGGCAACGGAGCCTGTGCAAATGTCAGCTTTAAAAATCGTGGAACAGGATTTGACGCTGCTATTGTTGAAGAAGATACTGGAGACGGCTATGCCGACAACTTCCAAAATGGTAAATTTATTGGAGTTAAGCGTTTAACTGGTGTTCCTTCAGCAGGCGCTAATGTGGTATTTGCTACACAGCCTACTGTGGTATATAAGTTGGTAGCAGTTCTAAGTCAAAGCGGTTCAGTTGACGGTTCAAGATCGGCGTTCTTCCAAGTATCGCCAAACATGACACCGTTTGATTCTCCTGCAGATGCTACTGCAATTACTACTCGTGTGCGTTACAGCCAGGTTAGACTAACAGGACATGATTTCTTGGATATAGGCACAGGTAACTTTACAGAAACCAATTATCCCGGTACTCCACTACAGCCGCCAATACAGGCCAACGAGACTGTGGACAATAACGGCGGCCGCGTGTTCTATACATCAACCGACCAAGATGGTAACTTTAGAGTAGGTGAATTGTTTACAATTGAACAATCAACCGGTGTTGCTACATTAAATGCAGATGCCTTTAATATTGCAGGACTGGCAGAACTTAGTCTAGGTAATCTTACATTAGGTGGAAATTCAGCTACAATTACTGAGTTTTCAACTGATCCGTTCTTGACAGCTAATTCAGACAATGTGGTTTCAACACAGAGAGCCATTAAATCTTATATTGCTGCACAGATTGGTGGTGGTGGAGCAGCATTGAATGTAAATAGCATTGTAGCAGGATTTGTGGAAATCAACACCAATCAAATTACTACTACAACGGGTGGTACAATAGCAATGAAGGCTACTTTTGACTTCCGAGCTGGTGTCCGAGGATACCCAATAGCATGGAATTACTTTTTAAATTAATCGGAGAATTATATGGCAACAGGAAGATTAGGTACAGCTAACATTACAACCACAGCTAATACCACAATATACACAGTACCCTCAAGTACTTTCGCAGTAGTTAGCTTAAATATTTGTAATAGAAGCAGCACAACAGCGGCAACAATTAGAGTAGCGGTAGCAGACTCGGCATCCCCTGACCCAGATGAATGGATCGAATACGATACTTCATTGGTGGCCAGCGGAGTTGTTGAACGCACTGGTCTAGTAGTAGACGCTAATAAACTTTTAGTTGTTCAGGTATCTTCAGCTACACCCACAATTAGTGTAGTAGCTTACGGTATCGAAACATCAACAGCATAAGGAAATTAAAATGGGACGTAAAGTAAGCATTGGTGTTGTCGGTTCAGGTGGAGGCCTAGGTACTATTGTTGCCGGCGGGACTGGTAATACTTTAACGACCGCAGTAACAAACCAGAATCTAATTATAGATCCTAACGGAACTGGTATCACACAGATAGTTGGAGCCACTCAGCTAAATGCACAATCAGAACTGCGTCTAGCAGACTCTGACAGCAGTAACTATGTAGCCTTTAGATCCGCAGCTACAGTAGCTTCAAATGTAACTTGGACATTGCCCGCAGCAGATGGAACCGGTGGTTATGTTTTATCAACCAACGGAAGCGGCACATTAAGTTGGCTGAGTTTATCTTCTGCTGGTGTAGCGGTAACAGACGCAGGATCTACTGCAACTGTACACTATCCAATATTTGCAACCAACAGTGGTAGTATATATACAACCGGCCAAGTTACTGCAATGAACAACAGGGCAAACTTATCATTTGTGCCTAGTACAGGAGAGTTGACAGCCACAGCATTAAATGCTGCCAATCACTATGGCGGCACAGGCAGCGGCGGTACTATTACAATTAGAGGTACAACAAATGCTACTAAAGCCACAGCAAGTGTGCTAATGACAGACGCTGTTGCATCAACTACTACTGCTACTGGTACATTGGTAGTTACAGGCGGTGTAGGCGTAAGCGGACAAGTAACAGCCGCTACAATTGTTGAAACTTCCAGTATTGCATTTAAAGAAAATGTTGAACCGATTACTGGAGCATTAGATTCCGTATTACAACTACTAGGTGTTACTTATGATCGTAAAGACGGATCAAGAAAACACGAAATTGGTTTAATTGCAGAAGATGTTTATAAAATTGTTCCAGATTTAGTAACACTGGACGAGACCGGTAAGCCCTACGGTATTCAGTATACCAAATTAGGTGCATATCTTGTTGAATGTATTAAATCTCTTAAACAAGAAATTAACGAACTTAAAAGGTAATCAATAAATGGCAACCCTACAGGAAACAACGTTTGGTAATCTAATACTGCCATCGGGTACTACAGCTGAGCGTCCAGGATCACCTGTTGCTGGAATGCTGCGTTATAACACTAGTATGAATTTATTAGAATTTTATAACGACGGCTGGCGACCTGTAACAGGAGTAAGTAAAGGAACCGTAGGCACAGGCGGTAACACAATTCGTTATGTAGGTGCAGGCGGCAATAGAACCTCTGGTTACATAACACATATGTTTACTGCCACAGGCGCCCATACATTTACACCAACATTTACCGGAACAGTAGAAGTTCTTATTGTAGCAGGCGGTGGCTCAGGTGGTTCACACTGGGGCGGTGGAGGTGGTGGTGGCGGAATGATTTTTAGTAGATCATTTCCTGTAACCAATGGTACTGGTGTAAGTATAACTGTAGGTGATGGCGCAACTAGACCAAGTTTTCCAGCAGCCGGTAATAATGGCGGAAACTCAGTAATGGGCGGCTTAACTGCCATTGGCGGTGGCGCCGGCGGAAGCTGGAGCGGAGACCAAAGTAGACAAAATGGCGGCAGTGGTGGTGGTGGTCCAAACGGAGACGGTGAAGGTTCAAGACAGCGATATCTAGGCGGATATGGGACTAACGGCCAGGGTTTTCCAGGGGGATCAGGTTTGCGATTTAATGTCGAAACTGACAACACACACCAATCTGGTGGCGGTGGTGGCGCAGGCGGTCCAGGACTATCTGGACAAGAAAGAGCCTACGACGGGCTAAGGGCAGATGGCGGTCCCGGAGCAGCCAACGACATAGTAGGTGAAATACTGTACTGGGGCGGTGGTGGTGCAGCAGGTGCACACCTGGGCAACGGTAAGAGAGCCGGTGCAGGCGGCATAGGCGGCGGCGGCGGAGCCAACTTTTATCACAGTGGTCCAAGAGGTCCTGGTTCTAGCTTTTATGGCATTGGTGGTGGACAGGCTCTAAATAGTGGCGGTAATGCTGTAAGTATTCAAGAGTCTGGAAATGGTGGTGCAAATACCGGTGGCGGTGGCGGTGGCCATAATTATCAATATGCTGGTGTCGGCGGCGCCGGCGGATCCGGCATAGTTATAGTGAGGTATTAAAATGGCAACGTTAAAGAACACAACTGTATCGGCTACTTCATCTATTTCAATAGGTTCTGGATCAACCGCTGGTAGACCAACTGCAACGACAGGAACTTTAAGAAACAACAACAGTTACAGTCCTGGCGTTTTAGAATTTTACGATGGATCAACATGGAGACCTGTAACTGGATATAGCTCCGGCACAGTTGGAACTGGTGGACAAAGTATCTATTACACCGCAACGGGAATTGTACATGAATTTACCACAGTAGGCGCCCATACATTCACACCAGCATTTACTGGCACCGTACAGGTATTGGTTGTAGCAGGTGGTGGTGGTGGCGCAGGAAGTCATGGCGGTGGTGGTGGTGGTGGTGGCGTTATCTACAGCGGCGCAGTACCAGTTACATCCGGAACCGGAATTGCTGTAACAGTAGGTGCTGGAGGAGTCACTCGTCCATACAGTACTTTTGCCAACGATGGAGGAAACTCAGTGTTTGGTGGCATAACTGCCAACGGTGGTGGTGGTGGTGGCATTTGGAATCAAGGTAGCACTGATTCAAAGCCTGGCGGCAGTGGTGGCGGCGGCGGCAGCTCAGATCAAGACGGCAATAGATTTAGAGTATGGGGCGGCGAAGGAATTAATGGACAGGGATTCCCAGGCGGTTCGGGCTTGAGATTTAATCGAGAAGGCGACAATGCTCACGCAAGTGGCGGAGGCGGCGGTGCAGGTGGCCCTGGTCATCACAGTATGGATAGTAATAATGATGGAATTTGTGCAAACGGTGGACCAGGTGCTGCCAGTAACATCGTAGGCGAAGTGTTATATTGGGGTGGAGGTGGTGGCGCTGGCCCACACCTTTCACCGGGCGGAGGAGGCAACGGCGGTATTGGTGGCGGAGGCGGAGGCGGTGCCCATCATGGAAATCCTCAAATGCCCAGTAACTTTCCTAGACTTCTAGGCAGAGGTGGCGGCCAGGCTAAAAATACAGGTCAACCTGGTGTTAGTCAAACTACTGGTGGCAACGCTGGCGCAAATACCGGTGGTGGAGGCGGTGGTGGAAATAACGGAAATGACGGATCTGCACATCAAAACGCTGGATCGGGCATAGTGATAGTAAGATACTAAGGAAATAAAATGGCAACTTTACAAGCAACAACGATTAGCGACACTGGGTTTGTAACATTACCTTCAGGAACTGTGGCCCAGCGACCAGGAACACCTGTTGCTGGAATGATGCGATATAGTGCTGCATCTGCTAATTCATTAGAATACTACGACGGCACAACTTGGCGACCAGTAACTGGCTTTAGTAAGTCATCTGTAGGCACAGGCGGACAAACCATTGCATATGGCAATGGCGGTATAACACATCTATTCACCACTGTAGGTAGTCATACATTTACACCAACATTTACCGGCACTGTACAGGTATTGATAATAGGCGGTGGCGGTGGAAGTGGCTATGACTGGGCAGGTGGTGGTGGTGGTGGTGGAATGATCTATACTAGGGCATATCCTGTAACCTCAGGTACTGGTATAACTGTAACTGTAGGCGGCGGTGGCGTTAGAGGATCTACTCCTGGCGGTTCAATGTCTGGTTCTATTGGTGGAAACTCAGTATTTGGAGCAACCACTGCAAGTGGCGGTGGTCATTCTGGAGGCTGGAATACCATACCAGCCGGTGACGGAGGCAGTGGTGGCGGTGGTGGAAGCACTGACACCCCCGGCAATAGAACTCGTATGAGAGAAGGCGACGGTACCACAGGACAGGGATTTCCGGGTGGCTCGGGATTACGATTTAATACTAGCGGCTCAAATGGTCACGGTAGTGGTGGTGGTGGTGGAGCCGGCGGGCGAGGAGTAGACAGTTGCGATGACTACAAAGGCGCTAGAGATAGTCAAGCAGGCGGATCTGGAGCAGCGACCGACATACTAGGACCAACGCTGTATTTTAGTGGAGGCGGTGGCGGTGGCTGTCATCTTGGTGATGGGCAAATTGGTGGACAAGGTGGACTTGGTGGTGGTGGTGGTGGCGCTGTTTATCATGGCGGCCCCTATCGTCCCGGCGATGCTACATTTGGTCGTGGCGGTGGACAGAGTTTAAATGATGGACAGCCCGGTGCTGCGTATTTTAACCGAGCAGACGGTGGAGCAGGTGGTGCCAATACAGGTGGCGGAGCAGGTGGGGCTCAATTTGGAAATGCTGGCGGAAGCGGAGTAGTGATAGTTAGATACTAATCTTTTTGATTATCTTCACGCCACTTTTTAAAACCCTCATATCTTTCCTTCAAAGGGCGAAATAGATCATTTTTGCGAATATTGTTGCAAGCTATTATTTCTTCCCACGGAGTTTCGTCCTGAGCCAACTTAACAATATCTGGAGTTAGAAATTTATAGTAGCATAGTGCATCGCCTTTTTTAATTTCTATCCGTTCATGTTTGTTCTTAGTTTCGAATACTATTTCAACTGGCCTTACCCATTTACTAATATCATATTCTCCGGGAATTATAGTTGCTTTACTAGTAAAATTGCTGTAATGTAAAAATGCCGGTAGTGCCTGTATAGTCAAGCTCTCGTCACATGTGAATGTATTTAAAAAATCTATCCCTATCAACGGATATGGGCTAATACCTTTTTCGCTGTCATTCAAAAATCTAATATCAATCATTAAATTAAAAAATTCTTGATCTACATTATCACAATATACCTTGCTGTAATCGTCGTTGACTTCAATATCAATATTTAAATCAATAGGACTTCTAAAGATCCAGGTATTTTTAAAAAAGTCAGTGACAGCAGGGCACTTTGTAAATATTGTTCCTTTTCTAATCGAAACAATATCTTTAGACAGCGCGGATAACGGCGTGTAATCTTTAGGTAAAAAATGTTTAATGTGTTCGGCATGATTCACGCCAAATTGGTGTCCAGTATGGAATGAATGTTTGACTATTTTCATATTATGATTCTCTATCGTAATTAAACCAACCGGTAATTATGTACTTGTCCTGTGTTGCTGAAACTACACCTCTATGAGTATGCGTCCAATCTGCAGGCCATATAACTGTTTTACCCTTTTCGGCATTTATTATTAATTGTTGGTTGAGGAATTCTGTTCCTCCGTTGTCAGTTACTGTATTAAGATAGGTCATAAACACCAAATGCCTAGACACTGATCTTTTACTTGCACCGCATCGTTCAGTATGCCACGAATGATATCCTTCTCCGGGTTTATAATACTGTATAGTAAAAGGAGTATTAATTGACCAAGGAGAATACCAATCACAACTAGGCCACTTTTTAACATATTCCGAAACTATAATATCAAGTTCATCAAGGTAATCAGATAATGCAGGACATTCTAAAACAGTATCTCGTGATATGGTTATATCTGTAGAAGTCTTGATTTTGGGATCCGCTAACACAGTCTCTCCGTTGACTATATGCATAGCAGCATGTTTTTTATCGCACTGAATAAAATATGCAATTAGTTTATCGCATATTTTTTTGTCTTTCAAAAATTCAGTTTCTATAAAAGACATTTTTTTAATGATCTCAATCGTTGTTATAAATATTTATCTACGCACTTAATAAGGGTAAAATAAAATGCATATAGTTATAGTCGGTGGTGGTACAGCAGGATGGATGACAGCACTCCTGGCATCTAATAGACATCCTAACCATAAAATTACCCTAGTAGAATCATCAAACATAGGTATCATCGGTGTCGGTGAAAGCACCACCGGATTGCTAACAGACTTGTTAGGTAACCACTTGTGGGATTTTGGCTGTGATCATAATGAATTTATAAGAGAAACCGGAGCATCATTAAAATACGGAATCAAGTTCAAAGGGTGGACTCCGGATATAGATGATTATTATATTGGACCAATTGACGGAAGTATAACCAAACAACATACTCCGGATATACAATTTGCACACGGTATTAAAAATCTTTCTCGTAAAGATATTATTAAAGTTTCAAGAATTGGAAACTGGATTGCAAAGGGTAAAAGCAATTTCAATAAAACAACCAACGACTTTTCTAATATGACACACGCAATGCATGTTGATGCACACCTAGTTGGAAAATATTTTCAAAAAATAACAATGCGTAATTCAAATACCACTCATATTGATGCAAAAGTTATTGATGCAGAATTAGATGATAGGGGATTTATAAAAAATATTGTCCTCGAAGATAATACAAAAGTTCAAGGTGATTTTTTTATTGACTGTTCAGGTATGTCTCGACTATTAATGAAAAAAATGCCTACTAATGGTTGGGTAAGTTATCATGATAATTTGCCAGTTAACAGTGCAATACCATTCTTATTAGATTATCAAGAAGGCGAAATACCAGAACCTTATACAACTGCCTGGGCTCAAAATTCTGGATGGATGTGGCAAATACCTTTATTAGATCGAAAGGGATGCGGTTATGTATTTGACGATAACTTTATTACACCCGACGAAGCACAGGCAGAAATAGAAGCACGATTAGGCAGAAAAATTAATCCTGCAAAGGTTATTAAGTTTTCAACAGGCAGACAAGAATTGGCATGGATTAACAATTGTGTAACCATTGGATTAGCCTCAGCGTTCTTAGAACCATTAGAAGCAACCAGTATACATTCTACAGTGGTTCAAATTAAAAACTTTGTTTTTGATTATCTTAGAGACACAACCGAAGAAACAATAAATCAAGGGTCGATCAACATCTATAATCAAAGAACTAGAAAAATGTTTGATGATTTAAAAGATTTTATTGCGATGCATTATTGCGGGGGGAGAACTGACACTGAATTTTGGCGTTATATAAACACCGGTGTAACTAAAACAGAATTTGTAACTAATTTAATCGAAATGGCAAAATATCGAATGCCAACACATCACGATTTTCCAAGTTACTATGGCAGTGCAGGCTGGCCACTTTATAGTTATGTAATGGAAGGACTACATCTTATCAATAAAGATGTGGCTACAAAAGAACTTCAAATGCCTATTCCCGGAATAGACAATTTAGAAGATGCGGTAAAAAATGATTATGTTGGACATCATGAACAATGGCATGAAGAATTAACAGATCAGTACTCGTGGGCAGAGATGATTGCAAAGTTTAGAGAAGATAGAAAAATTAATATAAGTTAAAACTTAAAGATATTCTTCTATCATCTTCATCGGTACTGAGATTTTGCTCAACACCATGGGTAAGATGCCCTGGAAACATCAGTAACATTCCTTCTTCTGGTACAAACCAGTGTTCGGTATTAATTCTGGGATTGTTAACAGTTATAGAATTATGTAAAAACCATTGAGTTTGAAAAGTCATACGATCTGCTTCAGTTTGAGGTCTATCGAATACAATCCTTCCGCTGTCTGCAGGAACTTTTACATAGTAAACTCCGCTCAAATATGAATCAGGGTGCATATGTGCAGAGTTGTAATTGTATCGCCGATTCACATTATACCAATAACTATAATTACTCAGTTCTTTTGGCATAGCCCAAGAATTAATAATTTTTTGGGCCATAGGGATTATCGCAGTGTTGAACAATTCTAATGTTATTGCATTGTCAATTCGTGTTTCATCTACAGGTATTGACTGCCATCCGCCTTTATTGCTTCGAGCGTTGCTTGGATCAGTCTTTTCTAATTTTGTAATAAAGTCAGTTAACGACTTATTGTCAATATGCTTTAGATAAGTATTGTAACAAGAAGAAATGAATATAGGGTGTTCTACAATGTTATTCATGGAAGTATTTATAAAACAATTATTAAGCTATCGTATATTATGAACAATTTAAAAAAAGTTTGCGTGGTAGGCGGCGGCACAGCTGGTTATGTTGCAGCACTAATTTTAAATACCCGATTCCCAGAAATTGAAATTGAAATAATAAAATCTGAAAAAATAGGCATCGTTGGAGTAGGCGAAGGCTCAACAGAACATTGGTCCGAATTTATGAAATATATCGGAGTCAAATGGCAAGAAATTATTATAGAATGTGACGCTACATTTAAGTCTGGAATAATGTTTAAGGGGTGGGCTGAGGAAGACTACTTGCATAGTACCAGCCTGGATTACGATAAAACTAATGGTCAGTATCAGTACATCTACGGATTTGTCATGGCAAGTAATATGCCATGCTGTGAAATGAATCCAACACCAGTTTGGCAATCTAAGATTTCATCAAAATATGCAACTGACGCTAATGCCGACTCACCTTTTAATCAATTCCACTTTAATACATTTAAATTAAATGATTTCTTAACACGAACGGCAATTAAAAAAGGAATTAAAATTGTAGACGATGAAATCTTAGATATCACTGTCGATGATAGTGGTAATATTTCATCTTTGCAAGGTGAAAAATCAAACTATAACGCAGATTTTTTTATTGACTCTACTGGTTTTAGAAGAGTATTGATTTCTAAACTAGGAGGAAAGTGGCAATCTTATAGCAACTATTTAAAAATGAAATCAGCTATAATGTTTCCCACAGACGCAGATAAAAATTTACCGTTATGGACTGTAGCACAGGCTATGGACTATGGATGGATGTTTAGTATTCCTGTCTATGATAGAACCGGTAATGGTTATATTTTTGATAGCGATTATATAACTGTCAATGCTGCAAAAGATGAAGTTGACAAATTTTTTAATAAAGATGTTGATATTGTTAGAAAAATAGATTTTGATCCGGGTGCATTGGATCGTGTATGGATTAATAATTGCTGTGCTGTAGGCTTGGGCGCAAACTTTGTAGAACCGTTAGAAGCAACATCTATTGGAACATCTATACAACAAATGTTTTTACTAATGCATAGATTGCCTAACTACAATCAAAAAACAATTGATAGATATAATAAAGATGTTAACGGTATTATGGATAATATTCGTGATTTTATTATAATGCATTATCTAACTAAAAAAACCAATACTAAATTTTGGAAAGATATACAGCAATTACCAATCCCGGATTCTTTAAGTGAAAAATTAGAACGCTGGAAAACTAATCTTCCAATCGAAGACGATTTCAGAGGTGTATCTAAGTATGCATTGTTTAATCAAACACATCACATACATGTGTTAAATGGTTTAAAATTATTTGATCGGGCTGCTATTAAAAATGAATTTAATATGATGCACTCTTGGATTAAACAAAATGCCGTCAATGTTATAGACGAACTTAAATTGTACGATTCTCAATCTCCGAAAATAACCCATAAACAATTTATAGATTATATAAGAAGTTCCTACGGCTTTAAAAAAACTACTTGATTAATTCTTAAATTATTAAAGAATTTTTCAGAGTTTACGCTCATCCCGTGAGTTAGTTTTAGGCCGTTAAATAATACCATTCGATTAAATTTTGATTCTATAGTATCAATCAACTGGTACTTATCTTTTGATCGCCAAGGTTCAAAATGCTCCGGAGTATCCCACGGATCCTCTGCAACTTGTTTGTAAAAATTTGTTCCCTCGCAAGTTTCTTTATTAAGATAAATCAATGCGGTATATCCTAAATCATTATGTGGACCCCAAAAATTGTCTTTATAATTATTAAACTCTTTATTATAAAATGTCATACAATTAGTTACTACTCTGCCCGGCTGCACAACTTTTTCTCCGCACAGGTTTTCTAGTGTAGAACAAACATCTAATAATCTTTCATCATAGAAATTATGTCGTTCATCTAAAAAATGAATTCCATTATAACTAAGAGTGTCCCAATCTTTCCATCTTTTTTTAGGGTTTGATAAAATGAATTGAAAAACTTCGTCTGGATATTTGTAAAAGTCGTCAACTATATACACAGTTGTTTCTTCTACTGTTTTAATTTTTATATTTTTTTCTAAAGGATTTGTATCGAATAAATTATGCATATCCAAAATTCATAGCTATTGAAATTCTTGGTTCTTTATTAGACCCAGTCTGTACACAATGCCGTAGATATGATCTAAAAATTACAAGCATTCCACCTTGAGTTTTATATCCTACTTTAACAAAACTTAATGAATTTCTTTCCGGAATGTTTTTTACAGGTAACATATCTGGCATACGAGGATCTTCAAATACTATATTCCCAGACCCTTCTGGAGAAGCAACATAATATACTGCGCTAAACACACTACCATCGTGCGTGTGATATTCTTGAAAATTTTCAGATTTTGCTATATTGACCCAAGCATCGGAGCATTTGTATTCTGCTATCGAGTTATGTTCTTTTGCATATTTGTGTACATGCTCAGTAACCGCTTCAATTAAAGATTTAAAATTTAAATCCTCAATTAACCGATATGCGTTGTGCGTAGTATAGGTTTTCCCTTCCCACTCATCTCCACCGGAAGGGTTACGCTCTGCAATTTTATGTATTTGTTCAGCCCATTTTTTATTAATTTCTTCAGAAAATAAATTTTCTTCAAGATATATTACAGTAGGAAACCAAAATTCTAATTTAGCCATTAACTACTCCGATGATCTAGGGTATAAATTTATATTGAGTATAACTCGTCTATTAGTATTGATGGGATTACTTGCAGTATGATATTGCAATCCATCGAATAATAGAATTCTATTTTCTTTTGGTTCTATTTCGTTTTTTACAGTATATCGATTGGTCATAGGAGAATGCAGTTCGTGCTCATTAAACATTCGTGTATTTCCATCACTGTCATTTAAATAAAATATCACAGTGTCATGCGGAAAATTATAATCTATGTGAGGCAAATTGTAATTTTCTTTAGTGTGATTGGCTTTAGGCATTTTAAGACCGAGCCTTGCTCGTAGTATTGATTTATTATTATAACCAAATTCTTCAAATAATTTGTTAAAGAATCCTTCAAAATCTTTTGCAAACATACTATAACATTCTTCGTCTTGAGCATATAACATATGATAAAATCCGTCAGTCTCTTTAGAGTAAGCATCGTTAAACTGATGATCACCAGGAGGAAGAGATACTTGGTCAGAATAAAACCAAGGAAATTCATTAGATAAAACAAAACTTTGAAGTTTTTTAAAATCGTTTGTTGGTAAGAAATCATCTTGAATCAGCATGGAGATATTTACCAGTTTTATTTTAGACTTTTGCAAAACCTGATAAGTAGCTGTGAACACGGAGAATTTATGTTTAGTTTTTTTACTCGTAGAAAAAAAATAGTTATTGACTGCTTTACCGCAAGCCCTAACGCCTATGATTTATTTCCTATCGATAAAGCTAATAAATTTTATCCAGATTGGTGGAAACGTTTGCCGAACAAATATGCAACCGAAACAGCTGGAGGACTTCCTGTTGACCACGGAACTATGAAAGGTTGTGTGGGCTTTAAAAATTTATACTCGTACGGATTTGTCATTCCGCTATGGAGTGATTTAAAACTTCAAACACATGGTCAAAATTATACATTTCAATTTGCGGATAACACAAGTCAAATTGGATTTCATTCTTTGGATCAACTAGGAACAGGTTTTTCTCAATATACTCATATCAAATTAATCAGTCCTTGGAGGATTAGGGAAAAGTCCGGAGTTAACTTTTTATACACAGGGACTCCTTGGAATTATCCAAGTGACTTGCTAACACAAGAAACCTTGCCAGGAATTGTTGAATACAAATACCAACACACAAGTAATATCAATATGTTATTAAAAAAAGGTCAGCTGTATGATTTTCCAGCAGGAAAAGCCATGGCGCACCTAATACCAATGACTGAACATGATGTAGAAATCAAGCTACATCTAGTAGGCCCTAACGATCTTATGCGAGTAATGAATAATAATAGTTTTCCATTTTTTGTTAACGGATACATGGAAAGTAGGAGAATACGAAAGAATAAAGAAGATTCAAAAACTTCTATAATTTGCCCAAAGGATATTAAATGAAAGTAAAATCAATAACAATAGTTGGTGGTGGCACCTCCGGTTGGTTAGCTGCCGCTTATCTATCTAACAATCAACCAGATATTTTAATCACAGTTGTAGATAAAGAATTTGGAACACCAGTTGGCGTAGGCGAAGGCACATTGTTACAAATTGGAGATTTTTTGTTAGAATGCGGTTTTGAACATTCTGAATGGTTTCCTGCTGTAGATGCTACTTATAAGTCTTCTATTTTATTTGCTAATTGGCAAGGTAAAGGCAAAGATATATGGCATCCTTTTTATAAAGGAAATCGTGCCGTAGACAAAGACACACGGTTATATGATGTATGGTCTCATGTGCAAGAATTTGATTTCAAAAAATTTGCCCTGGCCTATTACGAATCTTCTGTAATACATAATTCTGTAGATTCAAATAATCTACCCGACTATGGTTATCATATTGACTGTTCTAAGTTGGCGCAATTTGTACAACAGAAGTTAAAAAATAAAGTTAAATTAATCAAATCAGAAGTAGTTGATATTGTGTATGACAATGAAAATATTTCAAGTTTGAAATTAAAAAATAACGAAATTATTTCTGCAGATTTATTTATAGACTGCACTGGTTTCAACGGCCTGCTTAAAAAAACCAACAAGCGTATTAATTTAGAAGGTCGATTATTTTGTAATACTGCAATTGCAGGACATGTTCCCTATAAAGACAGAAATAATGAACTACAGCCATATGTGATTTCTGAAGCAGTTGATCACGGATGGATATGGAATATTCCGGTTTCGTCTAGAATTGGCAGCGGACTAGTTTTTAATAGAAACATCACTGACATCGAAGAAGCCAAAGAATATTTTGTCAACTATTGGGACAATAGGATTAGTAAAGAAGACTGTAAAGTTATCGATTGGACTCCGTTCTATAATGAAGATATGTGGAGTGGCAATATTGTTTCTATCGGACTAAGTGCAGGATTCATTGAACCTTTGGAAAGTACAGGAATTGCTTTAATTACCAGTGCCGTGGCGCATTTAAGTAATGCTATGCGTACACAGTATTATTCTAAAGAGGATGTTGACTTTTTTAATTTACAAATGAAAATACAGTTTGAAGACTGTGTAGATTTTGTCAGTATGCACTATGCAGACAATGATAGAGATACAAAATTTTGGTCTTATGTAAAAAACACTTTTACGCCATCTAAAAAAATGTTACATTTTATTGAACAGTTAGCTGACCCTTCTGTCAGCATTCCACACTCTGGAAAATTTCAATTTGTGTTTGATGGTGTTAACTGGTCTGCTTGGCTGATACAAATGGGCGTTCCCGTAGCACCTAGAAAAATCAAGTACAACAAAGATCAAGCTGAAAACATTGTGATTGACACTTATTTAAAAAATGAAAAATATAGACACGTTTGGAGTCGGCACCATGCAAGTGAAATTGATAGATTGAAAGAATACTTTAGATGAAAATAGCTGTAATAGGGTCAGGAACTGCTGGGATTTTATCGCTAGCTCATTGTCTAGCATTCTTTCCTAAAGACTGGCAAGTAACTTCGATCTATGATCCTAACATCCCAATGCTAGGGATAGGCGAAAGCACTTCAACACAAATACCACAAACTTTATTTTATGCAACTGGACTAAATTTTTTAGATATGCCCGACGAGTTGGATATGACAGCGAAGCACGGGGTAAAATATGTAAATTGGAGAGAAGATAATTTCTTTACAAAAATTCCACCGCCTTACTATGCTATGCATTTTAATAATTTTTCTTTAAAAGAATTTGCATTTAAACAATTTGAGAAAAAATGGAATACTCGTTTTTTAACAATTGAAGGTGAAATAATAACCATGCACAATCGAGTTGATAGTGTTACTGTAACATTATCTAACAATGAAAGTCATGATTTTGATTATGTAATAGATTGCCGAGGCTTTCCTAAAAACTCAAACGATCATATTACTGTTGATAGCATACCGGTAAATCACTGTTTGGTACACACCATTAAAGAAGCAGGTAACTGGAGTTATACCTATCATCAAGCCCATGCCAACGGTTGGATGTTTGGAATTCCTCTACAAACTCGTCAAGGATGGGGTTATCTTTACAATGACACAATTACTTCACGAGAAGAAGCGATCAATGATATTGCTGACATATTTAAAACACGCAAAGAAGATTTAAATTTAAGAGAATTTTCATTTAACAATTATAAGGCAAAAAAGTTTATTGATGGCAGAATAATAAAAAATGGAAATATGGCATTATTTTACGAACCTATAGAAGCACTGAGCAGTTGGTTTTATGATAATGTGTTAAGACTATTTTTTGAAGTAGTGATTACTAAACAAGTTACTGAAGATCAAGCAAACTCTTTTTTACACGGATTAGCTGAAGATTATGAATTGTTTATATGCTATATGTATCATGGTGGTTCTAAATTTACTTCTCCGTTTTGGAACAAAACAACAAAAAAATGCAAAGATGTGTTAGACAACAGTGATAGATTTAAAAAACATATTACTATTATGAAGCAAGCAGACCCTGCATTGGACACCAACACTTCTTTGGTTTTCCCTATCGGAGTGTGGAGAGACCTCAATCATAATATGAAATACCAATATTTTTAATTGACACCATCTAAAATTATAAGTATGTATAGGAGACACTTATGGAAAATAATACCGAATTTACACTGGAGCCGCAATCTTTAGAAGTTGGCATAGCAAAACTAGCATCGTTAGACATTATGTCAATGAATAAAGCTATGCTATTTTCTAAAGAAGATTGTAATAAAATACTAGAAAGTTGCATTGAAGATTTATATTTAGATGCAAGAGTTATAGGCGATGGTGATATACACCGCGCTAAAAGGCAGAAACTTAGAGGTGAAGTTGCCGGCTTTCCTTTTGAAAATATTAGAGCAGTAACTAAACAAGCCAATGACGAAGTTTATGATTTCAAACTTTTAGGAATTATTGATCAAGATTTCCCACAAGTATATCAATATTCAACCGGAGATTTTTACAATTGGCACATTGACATTACTCCAATGGCGGCAACTAGAAAACTTAGTTTTATTATTAATTTAAATGATTCATCGGAATATACTGGAGGAGAAATTGAATTTCTAAATACTGATACTTCAGCCAGTAATATCAATGAGGTTGGCTCATTGATAGTATTTCCGTCGTTCTTGCCATACAGAATAAAAGAAGTTACTTCTGGTCATAAAAATATTATTGTGGGTCATATCCACGGAACAATTTTTAGATGATACTGCCTTATAATTATTGGTACTTTGTTAGTGCATTATCTGATCAAGTCTGCGAATCAATTTTAGAGCTTGGTTTAGAAACAATGCATAAAGCTCGCCAGGATTATGGGGATGCAGCAGTCAATGGAGTTACCGGAGATTGGAAGCATAAACAATCTTTAGATACTAAAACCAATACAATAACAATTGCTGATAGCACCGTCGAAGACATCACAAAAAGTGGTAACAGTTTAAACAATATGCACGTGAGAGATTCTAATGTTGCTTGGCTTAATGACCCACGGCTATACAACATGATCTGGCCATATGTTCATGAAGCAAATAAATTAGCCGGCTGGAACTTCGATTGGGATTTTACAGAGGACCTCCAGTTTACAAAATATGGAGTAAATCAATTCTACGGATGGCATGCTGATTCAGGAGCTGACAAATATGAATTGTTTGATCCAACTATACATAAATTTAAATTAAATGAAGATGGGACTCCTTTATTGGCCGGTGATGGATCATTTGTTCCCGAAGCAGCTCACTTGATTGATAATCCGTTAAAAGCTGGAAAAATTAGAAAATTAAGCGTTACAATTAGTCTTAGTGATCCAGCTACTTATGAAGGCGGTAATTTAAAATTTGATCTAGGCCCGCACAGAGAAGATAGATATCACGAATGTGCAGAAATACGACCAAGAGGCTCTATAATAGTTTTTCCGTCTCATGTATACCATCAAGTAACACCGGTTACAAAAGGGACTCGATACAGTTTAGTAGCATGGAATTTAGGATATCCGTTCAAATGAATAATCCAGAATTATTTAAAAAAAATTCATATTTAGATCTCAAAAGTATAATTCCTCGCGAAGTCTGCAACCTAGTAGCACAATATGCATTGTTGCAAGAATCAGTCGCTCCTCTTAAAGAAGAAGCAGAAGGGCAAGTTCCATTTGCTCATTCGGTTTATGGAGATTTATTAATGGAAACATTAATGATTTTTATGAAACCGCATATGGAAATGCATACCGGATTAGAACTATGTCCTACTTACAGTTATTTTAGAGTGTACCGTCCGGGGATGACACTAGAAAAACACACTGATAGAGTTAGTTGTGAAATCAGTACAACTGTATGTCTAGGTTATAACTATGTTAACGCTCCTTCGGACTATAATTGGGGGATGTACGTAGGCACAAACCTTAATATTATAGAAGAAGTTTCGTCGATAAATAATATTGGAAAAATGCTATCGCAAAAACCAGGAGATATTATTGTATATCGCGGTTGCGAAGTAGAGCATTGGAGAGATCCGTTTGTTGCTGATAAAGGAAGTTGGCAAGTTCAAGCATTTTTACACTATATCAACAAGGATGGCCCGTACTATCCAGAATATGCCTACGATAAACGGCCAGGATTGGGCTTTAAATTTAAATAAATGTGCCTAAATATTTTTAAAAAAACATAAATACAATAACAAATGGTCTACGGAGAAATAAATGAATACGCTTACAATTGAATCAGTCTCTATTATACAGAGAGGCACAGATCTTGACAATGATATCTACTGTCATATTAAGTTTGCAGAAGTTTCTTTTGCTGTGCCATTCTATGCACACCGAGTAGGCGCCGAAGCATTTCAACGAGAAATGTGGACTCGATTAAATTCTGGAGAATTTGGTGAAGTTCCTTTCCCCCCAACAAATTACCCTAAGCACCCAAAAACACAAACTCAGTTAGAACTTGAAGCTAGAGAAGAAAGAGATAGTCTTTTACTAAAATCAGATTGGACCGAATCATCAAGTAGCTTAACTGCGCCACAAAAATCGGCTTGGAGCACATATAGGCAGGCGCTTAGAGCAGTTCCTGATCAAGCAGGATTTCCATACGAAATTACTTGGCCTACAAAACCATAAATTAAAAAATTTATTCAAGAAAAAAGCGGAGCATTGCTCCGCTTTTTCACTTCTAGTTAATGGTTAGTTATTAAAGTGAGGTGGTAATTCATGACCTGCAGATGTTCCGGGTTGATTAATATCGTCTACCTTTGGAGGTATTTCATATATTGCACATTCGGTTGTTAACAATAGTCCTGCAACTGAACTTGCATTAATCAGCGCAGTCTTAACTACCTTAGTTGGATCAATAATACCTATATCAAACATATTACCAAATTGTCCGTTTGAAGCATCGTAACCACAATCTGATTCTAAATTTAACACTTTGTCTATAACCACATCGGGCTTATCACCTGAGTTTTCGGCAATTTGTCTTAGCGGTTCAGATAGCGAGTCAATGACAACTTTAACTCCGGCATCTTGTTCTTTGTTTCCTGTTGCAAAATTTTCTAACAGTTTAATAAGTCGAACATATGCCACTCCACCCCCGGCTACAACACCTTCCTTCATGGCAGCTCTAGTAGCATGTAATGAATCGTCATATCGATCTTTTTTCTCATTTATTTCTGGAGTGGTTGCGCCACCTACTCTAATTAGAGCAACGCCTCCTAGCAATTTCGATACTCTTGCTTCCATGTCAACCTTGGTAAAAGTTTTTGGGCCAATACTTAAATCTTCAATTTCTTGTTGTATAGAAGAAATCCTAGAAGAAATTTTACTCTTATCACCATGTCCGCCAATAATGGTTGTGGAGTCTTTAGTAACTTCAATTCGATTACATTGGCCCAAATCTTCTAATACAGCATTTTCGGGTCGCTTGCCATTTTCATCCGAAAATACAGTTCCTCCAGTAAGTACTGCAACATCTTCAATGAGATATTTCCTTTTTTCGCCTTTCCAGTCAGGCGATCGTACGGCACAACATTTAATATGGCCGTTTGCATTATTCAATACCAGCGTAGCCAAGGCATCGTTATTGATTTGCTCAGCCATGATTAAAAATGGTCGCTTAGATTCAGCTAACTTTTCGAGAATAGGAACTAAATCATTAATATTTAGAATAGGTCTATCTAAAATTAAAATATAGGGATTTTCTAGTATGCATTTTTGTTTATCAGAATTGATAAAGTACGGAGAATAGTATCCGTGATCATATTGTAAACCATTAACAATCACTAGTTCGTCTGTTAACTGTGTGCTGGTTTCAACACTGATTGCACCAGTATGGCCTACTGAGGTATAAGCATCTGCAATAATCTGTCCCATTTTCTCGTCGCTGTTTGCAGATATAGTTGCAACATTTTTTATTGTTTCTGCTGTATCGCAAGGCTTACTAATTTTTCCTAGCCCCTCGACTACAATTTCGACAGCTTTATCAATTCCTCTTTTGAGATTAACTCCACTGATACCAGTGGCTTGATACTTAGATCCTTCGCGAATCATTGCTTGAGCCAGTACTGTAGCAGTGGTTGTACCATCACCAATATCATCTGCGGTCTGATTAGCGGCTTGTTTAACTAATCGAGAGCCCATGTCTTCTAACGGATCTTGAAGAAAGATCTCTCTAGCCACTGTAACTCCGTCTTTGGTCACTTGAGGTGGACCGTAAGTTCTTTGAATAATTACATTTCTGCCCTTTGGGCCAAGTGTTGACTTTACAGCATTTGCTAGTATGTTTACACCGTTTATTAGTTTCTTTTTAGTTTCTGGGCCGGTATTAACCACCCGTGGATTAATTGGCATATTAGTTTTCTTCCTTTAAAATTGCTAAAATTTCTTTACTGTCGAGGATTAAAAATTCCTCACCGTCAACTTTTACTGGGTGTCCTGAGTACTTGGGGTAGATTATTAAATCACCTTTTTTAAATCCTATAGGTAACAATTTTCCGTCGTCATTAGTTTTGCCTTCGCCTACTTCTAAGATTTCACCTTTAGTAGGGCGTTCTTTAACATCGTCTGGTAAAACTAATCCGGTTTTAGTTTTATTATCATCTTCTATTTTTTTAACAAGTACTCTATCGCCGCTAGGCTGAATTTTACTGGTCATTATTTCTCCTTAAGTTCTATGCTCAGTTTATAATGGTGTATTTATAAGGCTGATAACGGTGTTTTTAATTTTATGGTTTAATTAACTTCTTTTAACCTTGTATCTAAGTATCTTCGTAGTTCCATTAGTTTGGTTCTTGATTCAGGAACTGTTGAAGAAACTGTTTTTTTGTCAAAGCTATCTCTATGTTGACTGTCTATCTGTCGAACTTCTTTTAACAGTTCATTTAACTTTGAACTTAATTCTTTTTTCACAGTTTCATCTTGAATCCGTAAAATTCTTTCACTAAACATGTAAAATTCTTTTTTGAATACTTCGCTATTTTCTATAGTGTTCAGCATTTTCTAACTCCATTATGGTATCAATTTTTGTGCGTATCAGCTGATTATTTAATGTGGTCTTGAGCCCACTGTGTAGTTGTTTGGGGAGATAATCTAGACCGCACCATGCTAGGGTTGGTACAGCTTGAGTTAAAAACTCGTCAGCAACTAGACAAACATAGGTTCCGTATTCAAACCCACGATCTTCGCTGAGGTATAACTCAATAGGCAGTATTCTACCTGAGTGATAATCTTTAAGCAACACCTCTGCATCTTCTAACAGTGATGCAGATCTAGCAAATGTAGGTACAGTCCACTTTTCATCCTGTAGAATAAGCAGAATTCTTCCTGTGGTCCTTGCTAGAAATAATAAGCCGGCTCGTTGTTGCATCCAGTACTTATTACGGATTTAGAGTCAATCTCCAAGATCCTGGCAAGTACTCACCCTCAAAGGATTTCAACCACTGAACTCCATCCCATTTATATTGTATACCAGTTCGTAGATTAGTAATATATAGATTGGTTGTGACTTCTTCCGGATCAAAAACACTGACCCAACGACTGCCATTCCATTCAATAATGCTGTTGGCCTTGATGTAGGTATCTGAATCGTCTAGATTTTTCCAAGCAGTTGGTCCTGAACTACGCTCTGGCTTACCTGGCAAGTAGACATCAGTTTCAACAGTTTCGGTATCGGGATCATCACCTTCTGAGAACCAGTCTGGATAGGTATATTTCTCAATGGTATATTTTATAACACTGGCATCGCCATTGCTGTCTTCTAGCGGAGGAAATTCATTCAGTCGTATTTTATACTTGCCTGACACTGTTCTGTAACTGGTTGACGAAAAAGTTTCAAATAATCCACCATCTTCAACTTCTGTAAATCCTACTTCAACGCCGTTAACATACACTTTGGTTTGATATATGTTGCTGTAACTTCTTGGCAAGTTAGAAGCACTGGCCTTTTGTCGTTGATCTGGTCTAACAATTCTATAATAATCTATGTCAGTGTCAATGATATTGGTAGCGATGCTGGCCGCCCGAGTTGGTGCAAGGAACATGTTTAGATCATCCAACATTAGATATCTCAAACCAACAGGATAATTTGCTTTTGATCCGTATGTGGTTAGGGGATTAAAGTTATAGGGATTAATAATAGCATCTATTGTGCCTTTGCTTGCTGAACGCACACTGGTATAAACTGTGTTATCGGGATATCTGCCTGTGGTTATTAAAGTGTTGCCTGGAACAGTATCCATATCCATAGATACAACTAACAGAGTAGGATCTATAGGGTTAACAGCGATAGAACCAACTAGTTCACTACCATTAGGTTGTTTAAAAGTAATTCTACTAACACCTTGTTTATAACCACCATACTGATCTAATACCAACTGCCAGTCAAGTTTCTTACCAATCTTTTCAGGAGGTAAATCTAGACCAGCGTCGAGTACAGCCTGTCCAACATCAACAATACTGATATTGTAATCTCCAGCAACACCGTTGTCTGCTTTGAGCATAACAATTCCGTAGCGTTTGTATTCAATTGCGGTTTGAAGATCGCCGTCATTATAAATTAAATTGTTGATGTTAACTGCATCGCCTGTATTGGTAAACATGTTGTTGATAACTGCACGAACAACACCTAGCTTCTTGACTTTGGTAGGAGGACTGATGTATATAGGCATTTCGAATTCTAAACTGGCAATGTCTATATCTGTATCTGTACCTTGTGGTATTGACCTAGAACTAAAATTGGTACTGGTAAGATAGATTACACTGAGACTAGTCCAATCAACATAGTTGTCTGTGGTCTGAACTTCAAGACTTGGATTAAACAAAATTAATATTTGCTCAAGCAATTGCAGTTTTTGATCTGTATTAGATGTCCACACATCTGCTTTGACTCGCAGCTTAAACGGAGTTGGCATCAGTCTTTCAACAGTATACCCTGCACCTTGTTCAGTACCATATACTCGTTGCCCTGCAACATCTTCATAGGTGCGTTCTCGTACATTTACCTTACTAACAAATGTGCTGTCTGCTAGTCTGCTGGTATCTAATTCTAATCCTGTGATATAACAAGAAATACGGGGAACAGTAGGCATTTTGTTTTCGCTGTTATCTTTGATGATACTGGCCACTTGTCTAGTCAAGTCACCGTACATAACAGGTACTAGTCGTTCTTCTTTATCGCCCGTTTGATATTTAAATCCAATAAACACACGCATGAACTGTGTTACATATCTGCGTATTTGACCGTCGTAGTGAAAGTCCATTATTCGTCCGCCTCTGGTCTAAGAGCTTTTGACAAGCTCTGTTTCTCTTTAACCACCTTACCGTTAATTGTTGTTTGGTTAGGATTGTTAACAAACGATGCTTTTTGTGTTTGTCTAACATCTTTGCCAACAAATCTATCGCCGGTGCCAACATCGCTAGCGCCTAAGTTGTTCATGGTCATCCTCACATTGTCCTCAATCTTGATCCAGCGTGTACCGCTGTATCTAAACAGTCGAGTAGGCAAGTAATCTGTTCGTAGACAGAATTGCCCTTCCTGTGGTGTTGCTGGAAAAGCAATACCAGCAGTAAATCTAGCACCATTGGCAGGGATTGCGTCTGCCAACCAAGTATCTGTATTGCCGTTTATTTCTCCATAGCCACCACGCTCAATAGTTCTATAAGTTTGATCAGCAGTAACACCTGCATATATCGGATTACCTTCAGTGTCAAATAGCGGAGCACCATTCTCATCAGTGGCCTGCGGTTGATTGTCTGTGATAAAAGTTGTTTCTAGATCAGCACTGATCAGTTGAGGATTACCATCAGGACCTCGTTGCAAGTGATAAAACTGTGTAGTATCAAATCCGCTCTTTGGAGCATCCGCTTCTGCTTGATCCAGCACCGCAGCAGTAATCTGCATTTCTTTTTCATAAGTTGACATGATGTCGCGCAGTGTGGTATTACTGCCTTCTTCTGCAACCCCATCAAGTATCTGTTTAAATTCTTGACTGTCAACCAGTGGTTTACATTTTGCACGATATAGGTGCGGATACCAAGTTACTGAGAATCCTTCTGCGGCCCTATTAACTTCTTCAACAACATAGAATCGTTTGAGAGCAAATTGTAAATTGTTTAAGGCATGTTCATCTTTTAGGTGCGGCAGTTCAATAACATCACCGCTCATGATCTTACGACCTATTTTTTCCACAGTATCGTTGATATGAAAAGTCATAAAAATAGTATCATTTTGTAAAAACAGGCCAAATTGACTTAGATTAAAATCAATATCTGCTAGGTTATAAACTCCACGCAACAGATAAATGTCTGGATCGTACTTGCGATCTCTGTTTTCTAAAAACAACAGATCTTGAATTTGCGTTTCGTTAGAAGTACCGTAGTTTGGAGTGCTCGGAGTATCGCCCTGTGTAGCGGCTCCGGGCCCAACATACTTGTGAACCAGCACATCAGTACCGCCAATTTGGAACATTTCCCAAACGGATTTGTCAATGAATTTGTAATCGTTGCCCTTTTCTGGGCGGTATAAGCTGAGTCTTGGCATAGTAGTATATTTACCGCTACGATAAATAGTTGTATGAACCAAATAGATCAAGCCAAAAAAGAAGTCTACGACTACTGCAAACTCATGCTGGGTGACGGCATGATCGATATTGAACTAGACCCACAGCATTACGAAATAGCACTAGCTCGTAGTTTAGCGGTGTTTCGACAAAGAAGTGATAACTCAGTAGAAGAAAGCTATGCGTTTATGACGCTAAGACAAGATACTAATGAGTATATTCTTCCAAAAGAAATACAGCAGGTTCGACAAATTTTTAGACGCAGCGTTGGTTCGAGAAGTGGCAACGGCACCGGCGGCACAGTGTTTGAACCGTTCAACCTTGCCTACACTAATACCTATTTGTTGTCATCGACTAACATGGGCGGCCTACTAACCTATGAATTGTTCAGTCAGTATCAGGAACTAGTAGGTAAGATGTTTGGATCATTTATCAACTTTACATGGCACCCAACACATCGCAAGTTGATTATTCAACAACGGCCCCGTGGTGACGAAGAAGTAATGTTATGGGTATATAACACTCGTCCAGACTTTGCTATCATCAATGATACCTATGCAGGACAATGGATAAAAGATTATAGTCTAGCCAACTGCAAGATGATGCTAGGACAAGCCCGTGAAAAGTTTGCTCAAATTGCCGGCCCACAAGGCGGTAGCTCACTAAACGGTGCAGCTATGAAAGCCGAAGCGCAGACTGATTTGGAAAGACTAACTAAAGAATTAGAAACACTGGTATCCGGTGGATCTGGTTACAGTTTCATAATTGGTTAAACAGATTTGACCTTGTAATTATTCTATAGTATACTTGTCTTATAGGAGACATTTATGATTATAGGAATATGCGGATTCATTGGCAGCGGAAAAGATACAGTTGCTGATTACCTTGTTAACTTCCACGAATTTAGACGCGAAAGTTTTGCCAGCACTCTTAAAGATGCAGTGGCAGCAGTGTTCGGTTGGGACAGAACTTTGCTAGAAGGTCGTACAAAAGAAGCTCGTGAATGGCGAGAACAAGTGGATCCGTGGTGGGCTGAACGACTAGCAATGCCTACACTAACTCCACGTTGGGTACTACAATACTGGGGTACAGAAGTTTGTCGTAAAGCATTTCATGATGATATATGGATAGCCAGCCTAGAAAACAAACTCCGTAACAGCAAAGACAATGTAGTGATCAGTGATTGCCGCTTTCCTAACGAAATACAAAGTATTCGAGATGCTGGTGGAAAAATTGTATGGGTACAACGAGGCGAATTACCTGATTGGTATGATACTGCCATTGAAGCCAATTTAGGACACAACTATGCAGTCCAAGATCTTAAAATGCGCAAAATTCACGCCAGTGAAACAGCCTGGGTCGGAACAGATTTTGATACTATCATTGACAACAATCGATCAATTGACGACCTGTATCAACAGGCCAAACTAATAGTCAGCAACGAGATCTCCCTGCTTCCAGTTAACTCCGTCCTTGGCTAATACCTGAGCACAATTAGCACAGACAGTTTTTAAATTTGCAGGGCGACAATTATCTAGATTGCCATCAACGTGAAATACCCTAAACGGGTCACGGTGTACACTCTTAAATCCACAACGATCACATTGTGACTTCATCCTATACCCTGCTCTAAACCAGCGGGGTATCCCATGATTAACTCCGTGTGCCATACAGATCTCACAGAGGCTACGATAATAGACTCTGTTGTTTTTCTTATAGTTAACCGCACGGGGTCTTAAACCGCATTTGCAAAGTGGACGCATACAGATATTTACACCTTTTCAGCCCCTTTTCAATATGCTATAAGTGCCCATTTTTCCTAGACTACGCTAAATATTATGAGAGAACTAAACTCAGGAGATAACGATATGGCACTAGTTTCCCCAGGCGTACAAGTTACGATAATTGATGAGAGCTTTTATACACCAGCTGAACCTGGTACCACTCCTCTTATCGTCGTAGCCACAGCACAGGATAAAAGCAATGGAGCAGGCACAGGCACTGCTACTGCTACAACAAAAGCAAATGCTGGAAAAGCATTTAGACTAACAAGTCAGAAAGATGTAGGCGATTTGTTTGGTGTTCCTTTCTTTGAAAAGACACCTAGCAACACACCAATTCACGGTAGTGAGCGCAACGAATACGGTCTATTGGCAGCTTACAGCTATCTAGGTGTTTCGGCAAGTGCATTTATTGTACGTGCTGATGTTAACCTAAACGAGCTAGAAGGCACAGCAACAGAGCCAGGTGCAGAGCCAACAGATGGTGCATGGTGGGTTGATACTCGCGGCACAACATACGGTATCTTTGAATGGAATGGCGCAGCCGGTGACACCACAGGCGGTCAAACATTCACAATGAAAGAGCCAATCGTTCTAACAGACGACGATGCAACAACAAAAATTACCAGTAATGCACCAAGAGGATCCGTTGGATCTATTGGCGATTATGCGGTAGTATTTGAAACTGGTTCAGTAACCAAAGAACTAGCAAGAATTTATTTCAAGAGCCCAGGCGGCGGCTACAACGAAAGTGGTAGTCTAGTGTCAGCAGGTACATGGGTTAAAGTAGGTGGCGGTGGTTGGGCAGCTAGTTGGCCAACAGTTACTTCTAAAACTGTTACTGGTACAGGTGCATGGTCAGTTAGTGATACATTCTCATTGAATGGTACATTGATTACTGCATCGGGAACAACTCCAGCAAGTCTAGTTGGCGATATCAATACAGCAATGGGCGGAAGCGCAGGCGTATATGCTAAACTAGTAAACAACAAGATTTATCTATACAGCAACGGTGCAACAGAAGGTCAAGCTGACTCAACAAGCTCTGGTAGTATTGTTTTAGCAGCAGGCACTGGTGACATTATTGCAGCTACAGTAACGGCCAGCGACATTGGTATTAAGGCAGGCGAATACTTTCCTCCAACATTGTCTATTGCTCCTCACACAGCAGTTCCAGAATTTAAGTCTGGCGACACTGAGCCAAAGCCAACTGGAAGTGTATGGTTAAAAACAACTGAGCCAGGTGAAGGCGCTCGTTGGAGAGTTAAGCGTTGGAATTCTGCAACTAGTGCATGGGTGGCCTACGATGCTCCGATCTATGACACTAGTGCAAGTTCATTGTATTACCTAGACCGTAGTGGCGGTGGTACAAACATTCCAGCTGACAGTATCTATGTTCTAGCTAATGCTGAAGAACAATTCAGTTATGCTGACGGGACAGATGCAGAACCAGATGATCGTGACACAACTTTCAAAGAGTTGAGCTTCCGTGTTTGGAGACGAGCAACTACAGGTTCAACTGTTGTTGAATCCGCAGCAATTACTGCAAGTACATTTGCAGCAGGTGCTAGAACATTTACTATTAAACAAACTATCAAAGGTAGTCTAGCACTTTCTGCAGCAACAACAGTTAGTTTCACCGCAGCAGGTTCTACAGCTGATGCTGAAACATTAGCAGCAGCTATTAATGCTATTTCAATGACTGACACAGCTGGCGCAGCCGTTACAAATCACATTGAAGCAGCAGTTACAGCCGACAATACAATTACACTAAGCCATAAGGTTGGTGGTGAGATTCGTTTAACTGACGCAGGCGGCACAGGAAACCCTGTAGCAGCATTGTTTACACCTTATAATGTGGTTACAGAAGTTGGTACAGCTAACTTCTACACTGCCCCTACAGAAGCAGCAGAAGATTATATTGTTACTAACTGGCGCCCACTAGCCGACGAAGCCACAAATGGTTTTGCAGCAAGTCCAGATGCTCCTTTAAACGAGCCAACAGACGGACAACTATGGTACAACAACAGTTTTGCTGAAGTTGATATGATGATTCATAACGGTCGTACATGGGTTGGTTACAAGCATTCTACAAGCCCTTACTACAACGCTGATCCACTATTACAAACAAGCCCAGGTGGCCCAATTGTAGGTGCTACTGCTCCAGCAGCAGCTAACGGACAAAGCGACAGTTCAGCACTAGTCAACGGTGATCTATGGATCAGCACAGCTGACATGGAAAATTTCCCAACAATTTACAAATGGGACGGTTTAAACTTAGAGTGGGTATTAGTTGACAAGACAGATCAAATTACAGATCAAGGTGTTTTATTTGCTGATGCTCGTTGGGCAACTAGTGGTGCATCAAGCACACCAAGCACTATTGCTGACTTGTTAGCCAACAACTACTTAGACCCAGATGCTCCAGATCCAGCACTATATCCAAAAGGTATGTTGCTATGGAACCTACGCAGAAGTGGTGGTAACGTTAAGAAATATCAAAACAGCTACATTGACCTAAATGCAGACAATGCAAGAACTGGTGCTGCTACCCTAGCTGGTAACGCATTTGTTTCAGGCGAAAGCATGAGTGGTTATTGGTCAGATCGTTGGACTACAGAAAGTGGTAACAACGAAGACGGTTCTGGCAGCTTTGGTCGTCATGCACAGCGTAAAGTTGTTGTACAGGCAATGAAGTCAGTTATCGACACTAGCCAAGAAATCCGTGACGAAGAGCGTAGAAACTTCAACCTGATCGCTGCTCCTGGATATCCAGAGACGCTACAGAACTTGATCAGCTTGAACATTGATCGTGGTCAAACAGCGTTCGTTATCGGTGACACACCATTGCGTCTACCAAGCGATGCTACATCATTGTTAAACTGGGGTACTAATGCTGCTCTAGTAACAGACAACGGTGATGACGGTATTGTTAGCTATGACGAATATTGCGCAGTTTACTATCCAAACGGATTTACCACAGACCTAGGCGGTGCTAACGCAGTTGTTCCAGCATCACACATGATGTTGAAGACATACGCACTAAGCGACCAAGTTAGCTATCCGTGGTTTGCACCAGCAGGTACAAGACGCGGTGGTATTACTAACGCAACCAGCGTAGGTTACATTGATGCACTAAGCGGTGAATTCCAAACTGTTGCATTGAACGAAGGTACAAGAGATGTGCTTTATGATCTAAAAGTTAATCCGATTCCATTCTTTGTTGGTGTTGGACTAGTTGCTTATGGTCAGAAGACTCGTGCTAGAAATGCCAGCGCACTAGATAGAATCAACGTAGCTCGTCTAGTTGTTTATCTAAGAAGCCAGCTATCAAAACTAGCTCGCCCATATGTGTTTGAACCAAACGATTCTATCACTCGTGATGAAATCAAAGGCGCAGTAGAGAGCTTGTTATTAGAACTAGTTGGTCTAAGAGCTCTGTATGACTTTGCAGTAGTTTGTGATGAGTCAAACAACACACCAAGTAGAGTTGATCGTAATGAGTTGTATGTTGATATTGCTATTGAGCCAGTCAAGGCCGTAGAATTCATCTACATCCCAGTACGCATCAAGAATACTGGTGAAATTTAATTAACGGAGCAAAGAAATGCCAATTACATCATTAAATAACTTTTCGATCAACCCAGCTGGTCCTGGTACCAACACTGGTATGTTGATGCCAAAACTGAAGTATCGCTTCAGAGTGACATTGCTTGGCTTCGGTACACAGGCTAGTACAGAATTAACCAAGCAGGTCATTGACGTAAGTAGACCTAAGATTGCTTTTGAAGAAATCGAAGTTCCTATTTACAACTCAAAGATCTATCTAAGCGGTAAACCAACGCACGAAATGTTGACCTTAAACGTCCGTGATGACGCAGCAGGCAATGTTATCAAGTTAGTTGGTCAGCAAATTCAGAAGCAGTTCGACTTCCTAGAGCAGGCAAGTGCTCGTTCTGGTATTGACTATAAGTTCACAACTCGCGTTGAAGTATTAGACGGTGGTAACGGTGCCCTAGGCCCACAAGTACTTGAGACATTTGAGTGCTTTGGTTGCTTCCTACAAAACACTGACTACGGTGATTTGAACTATGGAACCAATGAAGTTGCTACAGTTGCACTAAGCATCAGATACGACAACATCCTACACGAAGCTGGTACAGTTGGTGTTGGTACGCTAGTTGGTCGTCAAGCAGCTACTCAAGCTATTACTGGTTTGACTCCAGGCGCAGCTTAATCTTAATTGATTCAAAAGAACCCGGTTTTATACCGGGTTTTTTTGTGACATAAATAATTGTATGGCAAATAAATTCACAAGATATCTACTC